ATTTGACATATTATATTGTTATATATATATAAAAATAGATATATATAAATATAGTTAAATGGCGTATAAAAATAAAAAAAGAATTTTTACAACAAAGGTGAAAAGCAAAAAACGTACATTTTCGCATAAGGATTATATGAGCGGCGATGGAATGTTGACTAGTGTATGGGGACCGGCGGCATGGCATCTTTTGCATACTATAAGCTTCAACTATCCTATAAACCCCACTGAAGAAAACAAAAGAGAATATAAGGAATTCATCGAAAGTCTTACGAATGTTCTCCCTTGCAAATATTGTAGAATGAATTTGGAAAATAATTTAAAAGCACACCCAATAAAACCATGTCATATGAAAAATCGTGACGCATTTTCGAGATATATTTATAACTTACATGAAATAGTTAATAAAATGTTAGGTAAAACATCTGGTCTTTCTTACTGTGATGTACGTGAAAGATATGAACACTTTAGATCTAGATGTACGCAAAATGATGCGCCTAAAATATTCAAGTTTAATAATACGCGTAAAAAAGAAAAAGAAAAAGGATGTACAGAACCTTTATATGGTAAAAAAGCAAAGTGTGTTATACAGATTGTTCCTCAAGAAGAAATAACGCCGTCATTTGTAATGGATAACAAGTGTATTAAGGTTAGAGGTAAGTAAGCGTTGTGTTGATTAATTCATTCGTGTTTTATACACTTTTCCATTATAAATCTTCAAGGGTTTAAATATATTTCAATAAAAATCGATTTTTTCTTGATACCACAAATAATATATAATTTATAATAACAAATAAGTTAAGTAAAATAGAAAAGTTAAATAATGATTGATTCGATATTCTATCTTGCATCAATTCGCGTATATTTATAAAAGCTGTATCTTTAAACATAGAAAAAAGTAATAATATTAATGACAGTGAAAAAATTATACTCGATTCTGTAAATAATTCCGTTTTTATTTCCTTTTTTAAGGATGTTAAAATAAATACGTTCATACCAACTAAAAATGATACACCTAGTATGGAAGAATTTATACTTTGAATTTTTAAATTTTCCGTATTAAATGAACCTATTAGTTCTTTTGAATTAATATAGTAATCGATATACGTTAAAGAAATTAATAATAATATCAAAGATTTAACTTTATGATTAGTTATAGTATATGTAATATATGAAATAGTAAAAAGTACTAAATTTAAAAAAATTAAATGAGAATAATGAATATAGTTAGAATATATAATTGTATTTGATTCTAGAATATTATTTATATTATATCCAATTCCAAGTACCCCCGTTTTATTAGTTTTTTCATCAGTCCACCTAATAAAATAACTTTCTTTTTGTACTAATGCTTCTACATTTCTATCTGTCCAAAAATATTTCATTGCGTTTATTTCATCTATCCGTGACATATAGTACATATCTAGAATAGTATTATCATGTGTTTCTTGTTTAATATATGGAAATGTTTCTTTTCCATCTTTCAGAATATCATTCCAAGACATATTAATGAAATCTTTCTGAGGATGAACTAATAGCAATAAGTCATCTACGTGTGGTATATATTCAAAAACAAAAAAATAAAATTCTATATTATCTATATATATAGTATTATCGTTATTATTATATTCAACCCATTTTTTTAAATTCATTTTTTTAGATTGTAATAACTGAGAACGATATAATAAATTTTCTTTTATTGTTTTTTTGATAGTATCTAAGTTATCATATTTTATGATACCATCCTTTTTACTACTATTTTTAAATCTAATAGTAACTATTTGTTGAATAATAAAAGTAAAAAAAATTATAACCAATGTAAAAACATTAATATTTTTTGATAAAATAATATAAATAGAAAATATTACAATAAATACATTAAAAATATTAACTTTTTTAAATATGAGATCATTAACGCCCATAGTAGTTTCTATTAATATACATATACATATATATAATATTATTTATTAAACATGATATTATATAATTTATTATAATACGGATAAAAATTACAACTTGCTTGCCCAAGGAATTGGTAACTGATTCATCAAATTTGTACTGTTATAATTCGGAACTTTTTTGCACTCAAATGATGGTTCAGGGCATCTTGCACATGCGGGGCATGGTTGACATTTTTTAGATTCACTGTTATTATTGTTGTTGCAGTTTACGTTTGGGCATGCAGGGCAAATAGGTGGTACAATTTCCGACTTAAGAATATATAAGTTTTCTTGTCCACGAGGGATTCTATTTCTTGGAATACCATCATTTTCTTTTGTAATAGTTTCTTTAATATTATATGTTGAACCATTTACGTTACCCTTGGCGACAGAATCGAAAATAGCTATTCTATCAGTTACCCTATTATGCGAATCTCTATCACTCGAATCTCTATAGCGAGAGTACTTGGGTTTTTTCGTATTCATACTAGAACGGTCATCGTCATCATCCTCATTATCCTTGCTCTTATCTTTATTCCAATTCGCCTTATTATAAAATGGATTGTTATAGTTAGAGGATTTCTTATCAGCGTGGTTTACACTTCTTATATTATCGTCATTCTTTTGCGTGTTATAATCGGAATAGCTTTCGTAGGTTCTTTTATCATCACTTCTATTTGAAAAGCCTTCTACACCTTGATTCAAACACATACCTAAAGTAGAACATAAAACAAGCGCAACTAATAGTATAAGAAATATATGAATCTTTGTTAATTTCATTATTAAATGTAAATAATATAATATATATATGGAAAAAAATTGATTAAGATATATTTTATTATTATAAAATAAGAACAAAAGTAATAACATACATAAACATACACAATAAAATAAGAACAAAACTAAATACAGCACAATTATGAAATCCAAAACATCTGTAAATATTTCTGAAACAGATAACGACTCAACAAACAAAAAAATACACACTAGTAGCAAAGCAAATAAACAAAGTAAACCAACTCATAGTAATAATATTTTAAAGTCATCATATTTTGAAAGTGACGATACACTGGCGTCACCTTTTACTGAAATTGGTATAGACGAAGCGGGGAGAGGTCCTATGTTTGGACGAGTATATATTGGAGCCGTTGTTTTACCTAAAGATAGCAAACAATTTGACTTTTCAAAAATGAAAGATAGTAAAAAATTTCATTCTGACAAAAAAATTAAAGAAGCAGCAGAGTATATAAAATCACACGCAGTTGCGTGGAGTGTTACGTATGCAGAGCACAATGAAATAGATGAAAAAAATATAAGAAAAGCTACAATAGACTGTATGCATAATGCTGTTAACGAATTAATGGAAAAAATGAACCAAACACCTGATAAGCTATATTTACTAGTTGATGGGAACGACTTTATACCTATGATGAAGTTATGTAAGGACTCTTATTTTCAAATACCTTATAAATGTATTGAGAGTGGTGATAATACATATGCATCTATTGCTGCAGCTTCTATTCTTGCAAAGGTTACTCGCGATGAGTATGTTATGCAAATGTGTAGAGAAAATCCGGAGCTAAATACGCGTTATGATTTGGAAAGTAACAAAGGGTATGGTACAAAAAAACATATGGAGGGTATCAAAACACACGGCATTAGTCAATGGCATAGAAAAAGCTTTGGGATATGCAAAGAGTTTTCTTAAATATAATACATATATAGTACTAATATAATGGTAATATAATGGTAATATAATGGTAATATAATGGTAATATAATGGTAAGATAATGGTAAGATAATGGTAAGATAATGGTAAGATAAAATTATAATACTATTTATCTTCTTTTTCTCATCAAAGGAGCAATAAAAATTCCATATACAATATACAAAATATACGCAACAACGAAAAATACTATCAAAAGATTAAATATTTTCATAATATTGCAATAAGTAGAATCATCTTTCGAATCACAGTTTATAGTAGTTCCAAAAAAACCAAAAATTCCAGACCCAAAAAGCCCCCCGCCACCCAAACCTGAACTTCTTCTAGCCATTTAAAATATAAGTAATTATATATATTACATATATTTTATGTTAGTAAATCAATAAAAATTTATGGTAAATTGAAGTAAAAGTATTGGGTAAATAATAAACAGAATAATTCAAAAAGAAGAAAAACGACCTAAATCTATCAAAACAGAAACTAGTAAAAAACCAAACAACAAACAACAAACAACAAAATGAAAGTTCTTGTTTTCGATACCGAGACATCAGGATTACCCAAAGAGCGAAACTCATCTATATATGATACTGACAAATGGCCGCATGTAATGCAGATAAGTTATATTATATACAATATGGAAACAGGCGAACTTGAAGAAACATATGACACGTACATTAGACTTAATACATGGGTGATTGTAGACCCGGTTTCAGAAGGAATACACGGAATTACGCGCGAAATTATGGACAGTAAAGGTATATCAATACAAGATGCTCTTATTCGACTTCGCGACGCCCTTGGTAAGGTAGACCTTTGTGTAGGGCACAATGTTTCATTTGACAAGCGTTTCATTTTAGTGGAAGGGATACGAAATAACATTCGAATGAATTTTCCGGCCGATTATTGTACTATGAAAAATAGCAAGGATGTTTGCAAAATTGATTACACATTTTCAAATGGAACAAAAGGTTTCAAGTTTCCAAAGTTGATGGAACTATACGAGCACTTATTTCCAGAAGTTCCTGCACCGCAAAATTTACACAACTCTCTTGCTGATACAATAGTAACTCTAAAATGTTATTGCAAACTTGCTCACAATGTGAATTTGTCACTTGAGTCGCGACACTTTCGGTTACTATTTCGTGACAACTGCTGTTAAAACTAAGAAGAACACATTTCGCATGTATTTGCGTCATTACTACCATCAATATCATACTTACTAAAACTAATATCATCACTATCATCATCATTTTTTTCTTTACCGGATTTTCCAGTATTTTCTGGCTCGATTGTAAACTGTTGTGCTTGGTGTTTAGGTTTTCTGCGTAAATAATAAATACCCGTTTTAAGACCGCGCAACCATGAATAAAAATGCATTGATGTAAGAGTATTATAGTTAGGTTCTTCAAGCCACAAGTTTAAGCTTTGACTTTGACAAATAAATGCACCACGGTCAGCAGCCATATCTATTAAATGTTTCATAGGTATTTCCCAAACAGTTTTATATTTATTTTTTATATGGTCTGTTAAACCAGGCAGTAACGCAGTGTCCAGTTGTTGTATACTTCCGCGATTCGCAATAATATTATTTTTTATTTTTTCATTCCATATACCCAATTCGATAAACTCTCTAATCAAATACTTATTCACCATAATAAATTCACCAGCTAGTGTTCGTCTCATATATATATTACTAGTAATTGGTTCAAAACATTCATTGTTACCAAGAATTTGAGATGTGCTTGCAGTAGGCATAGGTGCAACAAGAAGAGAATTTCGTAAACCATATTTTATAATTTCCGAACGTAGTGATTCCCAATCATATCGGTCGGGTGTGGGTTTTATATTCCACATGTCAAACTGAAACACTCCATTAGACATTGGTGAACCAATGAATGAAGAATAAGCTCCTAATAAATCGGGGGTGTTTTTCAAGTTATTATATTCATCATCTGTTAGTTTAAAACTTTCTCCAGTAGACGTGTTTAAATAATCTTTTGACAGGTCAAATGGTGCTGTTTTTAATAAACCAAAAAACTGTGCACGTTCTGCTGAAATAACATTTGATTCGGATAATGCAGCATGGTATATGGTTTCAAATATTAACTTATTAGTTTTAATAGCATCTTCGCTTTGAAATGGAATATTCATGAGGAAAAAAACATCGGCTAATCCTTGTACACCAATACCAATTGGTCGATGACGTAAGTTGCTAGTCTTTGTTTTTTCTGTTGGATAGTAGTTTATATCAATAACTCGGTTTAGGTTTCTTGTAACAACGCGAACAACATGATGTAAATGTTCATAGTTAAAAGTGTATTGAGAACTATCTATATCATAATTAACAAAACGGTTAAGAGCTATACTTGCAAGATTACATACAGCTGTTTCATTGCTGTCTGAGTACTGAATAATTTCCGTGCATAAGTTGGACGATTTTATAGTACCAATATTTTTTTGGTTGCTTTTATTATTTGCGGCATCTTTATAACATAAGTAAGGAGTACCCGTTTCCATCTGACTGTCAAGAATTTTAAACCAAAGATCACGCGACTTTATTTTACGCTTAAATTTACCGG